CAAGAAAATGATCCGCTCGCGAAGTTTTTGGTGTAAGATAGCGGCATGGACTATCTGAGAATCTACGACCGTTTCATCGCGTCGCGAAAAGCCAATCAGACGCCTAGCTGTGCCTACGTCGAAGTCCACCACATCAAGCCGCGTTCCCTTGGCGGAACTGACGAGCCTGACAACCTGATCCGGTTGACGCCGGAGGATCATTTCTTCGCCCACTTGCTTCTGGCGAAGGGCTATCGTCGCCGTGATCTACGGGCGGCGTGCATCGCGCTCGCTGGGTTTCACAATGCGAACGGACGCGTGGTGGAAGTCATCAGGGCGCGGCGTTCCTATGGCTTTATCCGTCGCGCATATTCAGCAGCAAGCCGAGGCGAGGGTGGTCCGAACGCCGACTTGACGGTGAGAACGTACTACCATCTTGACGGCGAGACTTTTACGGGAACGCGGGTCGGTTTCGTTGCCGCGCATGGCGTCTCGGCGTCGATGCTCAATCAAGTTGTGGTCGGCAAAAAGGAATTCGTCGGCGGCTGGTCGTTGACACCGATCAGCCGCGAGGATCGCGATCGGATGAAGTCGGCGCGCAGGTCGGACGCCGGGAAGCAACTTCGCGGGTTCGTCCGCGACAAGACGCTTCGCCATTTCTATCACGTCCCGACCGGAGTTTCCGTGTTCGCGACGCAGACCGGAATGGTCAACCTTGGATATCTGACGCGTAAAAAGGTTTCTGCGTTGGTCGTGGGCTTTGCTCAGGCGTCGGCCGGATGGTGTCTCGCCGAGAACGCCGAGAACGCCGATCTCAGGATCGTTCGAACAAAGTGGCAAGGCAAGGTTCCCGAGGTCTATGGCGCCACGAAGCAAAAAGCCGCTTGATCCTGTTTCTGCTTACGCCGAGCGCGTTCTGTCGGGAAAGGTGATAGCGGGGCCTCATGTCCGCAATGCGTGCAGGCGCCACCTAGACGACAAGGAAAATGGGAAACGAGACCGGGGGATATGGTTTGACGACGCCGCCGCGAAAAAGGCGCTCGATTTCTTCCCCGAGGTTCTGCGGCTCGCGCAAGGCAAGTTTGAGGGCAATCCGTTCAAGCTGGAAGAGTCGCAGGAATTCATAATCGGGAGCCTGTTCGGGTGGAAAAACAGGGATGGCTTCCGTAGGTTCCGCAGGGCGTACATCGAGCAGGCCAAGGGTCAGGGCAAGTCTCCGCTCGCCGCTGGAATCGGCATGTACATGCTGATCGCCGACAAAGAGCCGCAGGCCGAAGTGTACGCCGGCGCGACGATCAAGTCTCAGGCGATGGTCATCTTCAGGGCCGCCGTAATGATGTGGCGGCAGTCACCTTCGCTGAAGGCGCGGTTGACGTCGTCTGGCGCAAATCCGATATGGAACCTCGCCGACACTCAGACGGGAAGCTTCTTCCGCCCGATATCTTCGGACGAAGCGCACTCAGGCCCTATGCCGAGTTGCGCGCTGCTCGACGAAATACACGAGCATCAGAACAAAAACATGGTGGAAATGATGGAGCGCGGCTTCAAGAGCCGGCGCAATCCTCTGCTAGTCATGATTACGAACAGCGGTTCTGACCTCAACTCAGTCTGCTGGGAAGAACACGTCAACGCAATCCGAGCGGCGGCCGGGAATCCGGTCCTCGACGGCAGGCTTGATGAGACGATTGAATATCTCGGCGACCACGACGCCGCAGCAACCTACGACGACACGTTCAGCTTCGTCTGTTCGCTCGACGGAAAGGACGATCCGTTGACGGACCCGGAGTGCTGGGTCAAGGCGAATCCGCTGCTCGGTGTGACGCAGCCGGTCGCCGAACTGGAGCGCGCGGTTCGGCAGGCGAAGGCTATGCCAGGCAAGATGAACAATATCTTGCGGCTGCACTTCTGCATCTGGACGCAATCCGACAAGGCGTGGATGGCGCGCGAGACGCTCGAAGCGGTGCTCGCGGATTTCGATCCGGAAGAATTGGCCGGCGAGAAGGTTTTCGGCGGGATCGATCTTTCGGGCTCGCAAGACATCACGGCGCTTGCGTTCGTGGCGCCGACCGGATTTGTCGACATGCCGACCGAGGATGGCGGCGTAACGCGCAAGCCGACGTTTGATGCGTGGATTGAGGCGTGGACGCCCGGCGATACGCTGGCCGAACGCGCGGGGCGCGACAAGGCGCCCTATGATGTCTGGGCTCGCCAAGGGCACATCAACGCGCCTCCGGGAAAACAGATTAGGCTCGATTTCGTCGCCGCGAGACTAGCGACGGCGGCGAGCGAATATGCGATCGAATGGATCGCTTACGACCGTTACGCCTATGCGAAGCTGGCTGACGAACTGGATTCTGCCGGCGTCGAGATTAAGCAGATCGAACATCCGCAGGGCGGCAAGCGGCGCGCGAAGGCGCCAGACGCCGTTATCGAAGCCGCGGATGCCGATGATCGCGAGCCTTCGCAAGGGCTTTGGATGCCCGGTTCGCTCTCGATGCTGGAATCTCTGATCCTTGAGAAGCGGATCAGGATAAAAATCAATCCCGTCATCATCTCGGCGTGCATGTCGGCGGCGATCGAAGAGGATGCTTTCGGCAACAGGTGGTTTTCAAAGCGCAAGGCGACAAACCGAATTGACGCCATCGTGGCGCTGGCGATGGCTGTCGGCGTCGCGACAGCGGAATGGGACTCGTATGGCACCGGGTCAGTTTATTCCGCCGACCGGGGACTTACCGTCTTCGGCTGAACGCCGAGGAGGCGATATGGGTTTCTGGTCTCGCCTGTTCGGCGCGCGCAAAAAGGACTTCGGCGACGGCGGTTGGGGTCCGAGCCCGTTCTCCGCGCACGCCGTGTCTGGCGTCGACGTCAACCAGGCGACCGCGCTCACCGCGACGACAGTGTTGGCGGCCGTCCTCATGCTATGCGAGGACTTCGCCAAGCTGACGCCGACGATCTATCGCCGAATGCCAGACGGATCGCGGGTCGTCGCCAACGATCACGAGCTTTATCCGCTGCTATACCAGCCGAACGATTGGCAGAATTGGTTCGAGTTCGCCGAGATGATGCAGGCCTCTCTCGTAATGAGAGGCAACGCCTACGCCGTCAAAGTCCGCAACTCGCGCGGTGTTGTCGTCAAGCTGATCCCTGTAAACGCCGATTGGGTGGCGCTCTGGGAGGCGCCCGACGGCGGCCTCTACTATCGCATCACCGCGACCGGACTGCATATGCTCGCCGAACTTCGCGGGCAGCCGTTCCTTATTCCCGATGAGGACATTCTCCACGTTCGCGGGTTCAGCCTTAACGGGCTGCTAGGATCGAGCCGCATTGTGCTGGGCAAGGAGGCCATTGGCCTCGCGCTTGGTTATGAGCGCCAAGCGGCCAACTATATGAGCCAGGGCGCGAACACGAGCGGCCTACTCACTACCGATTCCAAGCTGACGCCCGAAGCGGCGAAGCGAATGTCAGACGACTGGAAAGAGAAAAAGGGCGGCATCCAAAACGCAGGTAAGATCGTCGTTCTTGAGCAGGGCTTGAAGTATCAGGCTACCACGCTCAGCGCGGTTGACGCGCAATTTATCGCCGCCCGCAATCTGCAAATTCAGGAAGTCACCCGAATATTTCGCATCCCCGCGCATATGCTCGGCGATCTGGCGCGTTCGACGAACAACAATATTACCCAGCTCGCGCAGGAATACATCAATTATACCATGAGCGGCTATACGAGCCGTTGGTCGTGGAAACTCGACACCGCGTTTGGCCTTCGCGCGCAGAACTTGTTCATCGATTTCGATCTCGGCCAGCTTTCGCGCGGCGACATCTCAACGCGCTACAACAATTATGCGCGCGGCATCATGGGCGGCTTCCTCAAGCCGAATGAAGCCCGCCTCGACGACGGCCGCGATCCCGATCCTGCCGGCGACAAGCTGCTTGAACCCGCGAACATGAGCGCGATGGGCTCTCAATCGACAGGAACCGGCGCGGACGGCGGCGGACGACCCGAGGACGGCGATGCGTCCGGTGACGTCAAGCCGCCAAGCGCCTCGCCCGAAAAGAATTAGAGGATTTTCGATGCCCAAGACCGTGATCGACATCGGCAAATTTCGCGAAGTAATGACCGGCGCGCGGCCTCCCAAGGCGGCGCCAGCGGTTCGCTTCACCACTACCGGCGATGCGGTCGCGACGTCGGATTCGCGCACGTTCACCTTCGTTTTCTCGGACGAGACGGTCGATCGTTACGGCGACATCATCCTCGCGCACGGCTGGGATTTGAAGAACTTCAACGCCAACCCGATCGCGCTGTTCGGCCACGACGCATCAAGCGTCGACAACATTATGGGCCGCGCGAAGAACGTTCGCGTCGAGGGCTCGCGCCTAGTCGGCGATATAGAATTTGCCGGCGCCGACGCCAACCCGAAGGCTGAGGTCGTCCGGCGTCTCGTCGAGGGTGGATTCCTGAAAACAGTCAGTGTCGGCTTTGCGCCGATTGAGTGGGCGCAAGCAAAAGACAAGTCGCGGCATGGCGGCGTCGACTTCACGAAGTCGGAGCTTCTCGAAATCTCCATCGTGCCGATCCCGGCCAACCCGAACGCGCTCGTGCAGGCGAAGGCCGCGGGCATCGACGTCGATCGGCTCGCGCCGCTAGAA